TATGACGCAGACGGCATCCCGCTGTACAAATGGGACGGACAGGCTGTAGTAAAGCGCACCGCAGAAGAGATTGCGGCAGACCGTGCCGCTATCCCTGCCCCGCCGCCGTCTGAAATGGAGCGGTTACGGGCAGATATTGACTTCCTTGCAGCAATGGGAGGAATGACGCTGTGATACCAAATCAACGCCAGACAGAAAGGAGGTATTTTAAGATGGATGCATATTCTCTTGCGCTGGCCTATTACCCGAGGCTTTGGAACAAACAGCGTATTCAGGCGCTTGTCGCTGCCGGACGTTTAACCGCCGAGCAAGCGGCAGAAATCACCGGAGAGGAGTTTTAAGCAATGACGGAATGTAAAGACACAGCTTGCCCTCTTGTGCCGCGTATAGAGGCACTGGAGCGGGACAGCGAGCATAACAAAGAGGCGCATAAGGATTTCTATTCCCGGCTGGAAAATTCACATACAGCGGTTGCGCTTATAGAGGAGCGTATGAGCCAAATCAAAGCAGACACGGAAGAGATCAAGGAAGCTGTACAGGAGATGAAGGATAAGCCTGCTAAGCGCTGGGACGGCATCGTAGAAAAAGCCATCTGGGCGGTTATTGCAGCAGTTATCGCGTTTTTACTGGCAAGGGTGGGGCTGGTATGAAAATTAGATATCTGAAAAAAGTAGTGCTGTACTGCATTGGCTTTGCATCTGCGGTGGTAGGGGCGGGATTGTTTGTTTGCTGGCGGCAGGGCTACGATCCGACCGGCATAGTAACAGCGTGCATTACATTTTTCGGTGCGGAGCTTGGGCTAGCGTGCCTGACAAAGATTTTCGGAAAGGATGACAAGCATGAAATTTAGAAAAAAACCTGTTGTAGTTGATGCATTCCAGCTCGGAAAAGATTATATTCCGGATTGGTTTTTTGATGGAGACCGTGTGTCTATCCATTGTCCTGGTAACACTTTCAATGTAATTGGTTTCCTGACTGCCGATATTGAAACCCTTGAGGGTACAATGCACGCAGACTACGGTGATTATATAATCAAGGGTGTGAACGGTGAATTGTATCCCTGTAAGCCAGATATTTTCGAGAAAACCTATGAAGCTATGGAGGATTAACCATGACGTTTGACATTACCCCCGTTATGGAGGCTGTAGCGGCTCTGCTGGCCGCTGTAATCACGGCGGTAGTTATACCCTACATCAAAACCAAAACGACCACAGACCAGCAGCGGCAGATTAACACCTGGGTACAGATCGCCGTTTCTGCGGCGGAGCAGATTTATAACGGCCCCGGGCGCGGAGAGGATAAAAAGAAATATGTTGTTGAATGGCTGCGGCAGCATGGCGTGACGGTTGATGCTGACAAACTGGATGCAATGATTGAGGCGGCAGTATACGACTTGAAGAACGGAGCGATTATTTATGCAAATTAAAACCAAAATCGCCCGCCAGGAAAATTTTACAGCGAAGCCCCGCAGGCTGGCGGATATTGATTACATCGTTGTGCATTACACGGGCAACCGAGGCGACACTGCCAAAAACAACGCTGACTATTTCGCACGGGAGCTGACCGGCCAGACATCCGCACATTTCTTTGTAGATGAGCGTGAAGTATGGCAGTCCGTTCCTGAGAACCACACAGCGTGGCATTGCGGCACAAAGGGTACATACTACCATCCTACGTGCCGGAACGCAAACAGCATCGGTGTGGAGGTCTGTATGCTGGATGCACGCGGCAAGGTGCGGCAGGGCAGCATCGACCTTGCCGCCGAGCTGGTACGGGAACTGATGCAGAAACACGGCGTGCCTGTTGGCCATGTAGTCCGGCACTATGACGTGACCCACAAGGACTGTCCCGCGCCGATGGTGCAGAATCCGGCGCTGTGGCAGGCATTCAAAGAAAAACTGATGGAGGACGACAACATGAAATACTACGAAAAACTCACCGACATCCCCGCCGGAGAGCTTCGCGAAACGGTCCAGCTGCTGATTGACCGGAAAGCAATCGCTGGCAACGGTTCCGGCCTGCACCTGTCAGAGGATATGGTGCGGATGATGGTTTATAACCGACGGATGGGGCTGTATAAGTAAATTGCAAATCCATCCAGATTGTGTTATGATATTGCAAAAGGATGTGATTTGCAATGAATGAAAACAACAAGCCGCGCGTTATAGAGCTCGACATTATCAAGGACTATCGAACGCTTATAAACTGGCTGTTTGGAGTACTGATTTTTGTTCTGATCCTTTGGGCTGGGACGATTGGGCTCTTTGTCTGGTACTTAAACCAATATGATTTTGTCAGTTATACACAGGACGGCGACGGATACAATAACATCAATAATCGTGTACAGGGAGATGTGATAAATGGGACAGAGAGCCAAAGTGAGGACCCGCAAGGGAACGGCGAAGGGGACGGCCGTCCGTAAAGGGAGAAAGAGGAAGGGAGCATGAAATTCCTGTATTCTGTTGAAGACATGGAGAGGATGTATGAAAATCCGTGGCTTACAGATAGGGAAAGGAAGGTTTTCGACCTTTATTACCGGCGCGGATGGCGTATTGAAGATATTGCCGCAGAAATTGAGATGCAGCGCAGCACTGTAGATCGTGCACTCCGATCGATTCGGAAGAAGTCGGCAAGAATGCTGTAAAAATGAAATAAAAAAGAACCTTCTGTGACGTATAAATGCGTCATGGGCGGTTCTTTTTTGTTTTATAATAATGGCAAAGGATGTGATCAGCCGATGGGCTTCTCTTTATACAACCCAAACCCTGCGCGGAAAAGCGTCGGTGACTGCACAGTCCGTGCGCTTTCAAAAGCGCTTGGCAAGACTTGGGAAGAAACTTACACTGGACTTGCCCTACAAGGATTTCTGATGTGTGATATGCCGTCAGCAAATCATGTATGGGGCGCATATCTTCGTCAAAATGGTTTTGTAAGGCATATTCTCCCGGACACCTGCCCGGATTGTTATACCGTAGAGGAGTTTGCTGCGGAGCATCCAACGGGAACCTATATCCTTGCGCTTTCCGGCCATGTTGTTTGTGTGCAGGATGGGGACTGGAATGATACATGGGACAGCAGGAACGGCGTTCCGCTTTATTATTGGGAAAGGGGCTAAAATATGGGCCAGTATTATTATGTTCCAGGGCCTGGGGAACAGACAAACGGATTTCAGCCGACTATGCCTGACCGTATAGCGCAGGCCCGGCAAAATCAGAACTCGGGATCAATCATGCAGCCTATGCCGTCCATGCAGCCTATGCAGCCTATGCCGATCCCGCAGCAGCCACAGCCGGGAGCGAATGGCATTATATGGGTTCAGGGAGAAGCGGGGGCGAAAGCGTACCTGACTGCTCCAGGCGCATCTGTGTTATTGATGGACAGCGAAAATAATACATTTTACATCAAGTCCAGCGATCAAAGCGGAATGCCGCTCCCGCTGCGGATTTTTGACTATACCGAGCGGACTGCTGTCAGCGGGAATGCCGTACAGAAAGCGGAGCATCAGCAGGCAGAACAAATGGATTTCAGTAATTTTATCACGCGGGAAGAGCTTGAGAATATTCTTGCAGAACGATTCAAACGGCCTGCAAAAGCCGTAAAACCAAAGGAGGAACCGGATAATGGCTAATGCTTTGTATAATTCTCTTGGAGGCGGAAGAAATGGACAGACGCGCAATTTCGCCCCTGCACTGCTTCAACACATTCAGGGATACCAAGGGAACCCGCTGGAGGAACTGCAAAACAAACTCAACAGCGGCGAAATGTCGCAGGCGCAGTATAACCAGCTTCACAGCATGGCGGAAAATATTGCTCAGCGTATGATGAGCGTACTTCCCCACAGATAAAATCAGTACATTCAGTCTGGCCAGACTTCATATGTAAATACAAAATAAAGGAGAACCAAACGATGGCTCTTGGTACAGAAAGTGGTCTGTCTGTCGCGGATATCGCGGCTGTAACTGACCGGAATAATGGCAATTGCGGAGGCTTCGGCATGGGTGGCGATTGGCTGATTGCCCTTATTATGCTGTTCCTGTTCCCTATGTTTTACGGCGGCGGTATGTTCGGCGGCGGCATGTGGGGCGGCATGGGCGGCTGGGGCAACGGCGGCATGATTGCCGCTGCGAACGGTGCATTGACCCGTGCGGACTTGTGCAGTGAATTCAATTTCAACGGTCTTGAAAACGCGGTGCGTGGGATTTCCCAGGGCTTGTGTGATGGTTTCTATGCAATGCAGGGTTCCATCAATGGCATCGGGACTACCGTTATGCAGGGCTTTGCTCAGGCAGAGCTTTCCCGATGCAACCAGCAGGCGGCCCTTATGCAGCAGCTCTATCAGATGGGCTATAACCAGCAGGATTGCTGCTGCCAGACACAGCGTGCAATCGAGCGGACAAACTATGACGCTGCCATTCGCGGCGGTGAGACGAACCGCCTGATTGAGCGTGGTTTCTGCGACACCAATTATAACGCGGCGACCAATACGACTGCGATCATTCAGAATGCACACAATGATACGGATCGTGTGCTCGCGCGTCTGGATGCTATGGAATCCTCCCGCAAGGATGAAACAATCAGCCAGCTGCGGGCAGAGCTTCAGGGCGCACGCTTTGCAGCAAGCCAGGCAAATCAGAACACTGCGATTGGTGCAATGATTTCCGCAAGCGAGGCAACGATCCTGCGCCGCACCGGTGCAGAGTGCCCGTCTGCTTGCTATGTGGTACAGCCCCCCACGCCTGTCAATTTCCCGACCAACTGCTGCGGGCAGGTCAACTATGGCGGCAACGGCTTCAACAACGGCTGCGGCAACTGCGGCGGCTGCTAAAACTCCATAGTGACACAGCTTTTCCTATGATGGGAAATGTTCGGCCCAAGCCGATTTTGTAAGACTGACAGAGGCGGGGTTTTTATATCCCGCCTCCCAAATTATATTTTGAAAGGACGGATAAGATGCCTGAATTCACTGCTAACGCTGCGCAGACAGTTGCAGCGGGTCAGAATATCCAGTTAACGGAAACCCCTATCAGGTGCAATCATGGCTATGTGTGCCACAGGGACGGCAGCGGGATCATCACCTTGCGTGGGATCACCAAACAGTGCCATGCGAGATACCGTGTAAGCGCGGATGCAAATATCGCCATTGCTGCTGGCGGGACTGCGGGGCCGATTTCGGTTGCACTGGCGATCACCGGGGAACCGCTGGCGAGTGCAACGGCGATCGTCACGCCTGCTGCCGTTGGTGATTTGTTCAATGTTCATGTTGATGCATTGATTGATGTTTCAAGAGGATGCTGCTTGACGATTGCACTTGAAAATACCAGTACCCAATCGATTACAGCGCAAAACGTCAATGTTATTATTGACCGCGTGGCTTGAAAGGAGCTTTGAAAATGGAGAAAATTTATGACCTGAAAGAAAAGCTCTGCAAAGAGCTGGAAGATTATGCCCGCAAGCTGGATACGGGCGCGGGCGCGGGTGTTCTGGAAGTCATCCACATGCTGACAGATACGATCAAAAATATTGATAAAATCTGTATGCTTGAAGAGGACGGCGGCTATAGCCGGGACGGTGAATATGAGGACGGCGGTTATGGCCGTGGTTCAAGCTACGCCAATCGTGGACAGCACTGGGTGCGTGGGCATTACAGCCGGGAAAACGGCAATATGGGCGGCGGAAATTATAGCGGTCGCAGGGATAATCGTAGCCGTTACAGCCGTGGCGACGGACGTTCTGAAATGATGGAGCATCTTGAAATGGCTATGGATGCTGCCAATGAGCAGGACCGTGAAAACATCAAACGCTGGATGCGGCAGCTGGAAAACGCTTAAAAGGAGGGACCGCCCATGTCTGCACTCACTTTGCGGGAAGTCGAATGGGCGATTTCCGAACTTGAGCAGGAAGAAAGCTCTAAGGCAGGGTGTATCTTTCTGGCAAGCCTGTATACCATCCGGAATCACATGACGGAATCACAAGAGAAACACCGGCCGCGCCTTTCCGCCAGCCGAAACGCTCCCCCTGTGGAATCTTACAGCGGCAGTGAATTTTTGCAGGCGGTTTCAGGGAAAGACATTTCTGATGTGCTGGAAGTGCTGGATGAGCATATGGAAGTTATGCGCGTTGTGAACCCGAGGGCCTATGAAAGTGTTATCCGAAAACTGAATAAACTTTAATAAAATCTCCCGGTTAGAAATGAATTATCACTTCTGATCGGGAGATTCTTAACTTTTAATTTGTATATAGCATCAAATATCTTATGAATAAGCTCTTTGATGTTATATATAATTTAAGGAGCATTATTCCTTTGGAATTTTGGGGAATAATGTTAAGCAAAGATTTGCATCCCGGAGATTTTGCCCTGTTTCCGGAACTCTTTTATACTCGATCCGATACAAAATAGATTTCAGCAGCTCATGGCGTTCCTCGACAGTGGCGACTGGAAAGGCATCGATCACACGTTCCATCTGCGGGACGATAATTTCCTTCATATCGATTGCCGACTGGACTGCGTTCTGTTGTTCCTCAAGGGATCTTAAATGCTCCGCACTTACTTTCTTCCGTCCTTGCAGCTCATCCCGGCGCTGAACGAACTGATCTGTCGTATATATCCCTTGCTCTACCAATTCAAAGACGCGCTTAAATTGGGAATCAATTTTTTCGATCTCTTTTTTTATCACCGCTATATTTTGCTGAATTTCCTGCAGCTGCTCTTCTGCTGTATTTATGATATTCTGTGATTCTGCCATATAATTGGCGATCCATTCACGCATTGACCGCATAACTGCCGCGTCAACGGTATGCATCCGGGATGAAACCATTTTACAAGAAATAGACGGGCAGAAAAGCCCATAATAAGGTCTGGGCGCTTCGCCTTTTCTGGCGCGGGTAGAGTTTGTGAGCTGCATTTTGTGTCCACATGCGCAATATAGGAGCCCTTGATAGGGGTTCCTCATTTTTTTCTCACGTGCGATTGGGACGCTTGCTGTTTCGTTCAATTTCTTCTGTACGGCATCCCATATCGCTTCCTCAATAATCGGTTCGTGACGGCCTTTTACTTTCAAATAATCTTGATCAACTTTCCGCTTATTCACTATGCGGCCGTTTTTGATCTGCTTTTCGTTTTTCTTTTTTCCCCAGGTAACATATCCGCAGTAAATTGGATTGCGCAGCAATGCAAGCGTATTGGACTGCTCCCACGCAAGGCCATTTTGTGTCCGGTACCCGGCAGCAAGCGCACGTTTTTGTACTGACAGAACACTGCCCTCTAAATACCACTTGTAAAGGTTCCGGACAATTTCCGCCTGCTCTGGGATTGGTTCAAGCGTCCAACCCTTTTCCCCCTGAAGTTTCACACGCTGGTATCCAAACGGGTTATTTTTCCCCATATATTTTCCTTCCTTAACGGATGCAATCCTTCCGGCAATCAAGCGGCGTTTGATGGTTTGATATTCTCGTCGGCTCATAAATAACCCAAATTCAAAATAGTCCTCGTCCATTTCATTAGATGGGTCATAGGTTTTGTATGGCGTGATGATCTTTGTCCCGGATACAGAGAATGCCTGTGATACAATGCCCTGATCAATGCCGTTTCCGCGGGCCAGACGTTCAACCTCCATAACAAGCACACCTTCCCAGCGTCCCGCCTCGACTTCTTCTAAAAGCCGCTGCATTTGCGGACGGGCGGCGATCGTTTCCCCGGATACGATTTCTTCGTAGATTGCGCCGATATCCAGTATTCGATTTTTGGCGATATCCAGCAGAGCTGCCTTATGACGGGCCAGTGTTTCACCCTCTCCGCGTGCCTCGGCCTCACGGTCTTCCCTGGATTTTCTCAAGTAGATTGCATATGACATAAAAAACACCTCTCCATAAAATATGGGGCACTGATTTCAGTACCCCTAATTTTTTTACATTTCGCCGTTTACGGTTTTCATCTGCTGCAATTTCCGCATAAGCGTCTTCCGGCATTTTCGGCATCCTTTGCTGAATCATACCAGTATTCGTCAGCAGATGCTATTTTCCTTGCCGAAACACAATCTTTTGTGTGATATACCGGATCGTTATTATTGTTTGACGCTTTGGTAATTAACACTCTTCCGCCTGAGAAATCATGTACGTATGATCCATTGCTACCGGTAGTGGGCTTGGGGGCCTGTGCTGCCGGTGACGCTCCGGTATTAGAAGCAGGCGTTTGAACAGATTTCAGCGGGCTTTCCGAAACAGGGGCTGTGCTTTGTTCGGTCTGCTCCAGCGTGCTGTTTTGTACAGGCTCTGCATTGACCTCGCTGGTTGCCAGTGCTTCTTGCAAGAGAGCCTCTGCGGGTTCGGATTCATCTGCATCTGGTGATGCTACATTTGTGACAGGCGCTGGCGGTTCCGGCAAAACAATCGGATCATCGCTGTGGTAAGCATTATAATTCTTGGCGGCGTTAATATGTAATGTGGAAATCGCTCTGCATGAAGCTCCCAAATCAGCAGATGCAACGACGTTTTCAGTTGTAGGTACCCGCATTATTTCAGGGCTGATTGCTCCGAATGTTAGCAATCCAACCGTCCCCAGTAAAACAAGACCATCTAAAACAGACAATATCGGCACTAAAATAGGAGTTGTTCGTTTTTTCTTTGGATTTTGAGCTTGTATTTCTGACATTGTAGTTTTGCAATTCGGACATAACGATGCCTGATCCGAGATCTCATTTCCACAGTTGGGGCACTCGATAACAGCCATGCTTATTACTTCCCTTCAACGTTTCTTAGTGCAAAAACTTTATATGAGTTTCCCTGTTTTTCTCTTTTTATGATACCGTCTTTCTCCATAAAATACAACATAGATTGCACATCATTTTTTACTAAACTGTCAAATCTTTTGTAAATTTCCGTTTGCTTGATTCCTGGATTATCTTTAACTAATTCAAAAACTCTTGATTTTAGGTTTATTGACTCATGATCATACCTGCTTTGTTTTATAACAAGCTCCCCATAGTTTAGTTGTAAATCTTTTAACTCCGTCTTTACTGGATCAATATATGAAAAATCAGGATTTATGGAATTATGACAATGCTCCCACATATCGTTAAAGTATTTTTCATATTCGTTTCCGAGCGAAATACACTTTTCCCTTAAATTCTCATATGCTTTTACGCATCCTGCCAAATAACGTATTTTATCTTCTACTCTTTTAGAGTTTATGGCCGAGACACGGCATTGAACGATGAGATTTTCTATGGGTTTTATTTCATGTTGAACTGTTTCGTAATATTCCATTGGAATCATATTGGCGTTATCCGACTTATTTGATGGAGACGATCTCTTTTTGAATGGCCACATTTTTATACCTACCGTTTTATTTTCTTCCAGATACCAGAAAACCGGTATCTGGAATTTTTATTCATCAACAATCTGTTCTGGATCCAAGACGCATATGACCTTTCCAGGATAACGTACTTCATCATAAGTTTTCGTTCCTGCTAGTGACTGGCATTTACTAAACACTATTTTTCGCTTGGGCCTTGAATCAATCTATATCTTCAATGATCCACTCTGGATCAAGAACTGCAATAAACTTCCCGTAGCAGCGTACTTCTCTGTATTCTTCTGGGAAGATATCGTCAAAGTCGGGATTGATTGATATCAGGCGGTCAGGCCCCATCTTTTTTATATAGCCGAGATCATCAACTGTGAATAGACCGATTTCATTTACGTCTACAGCGGGCTGATCACGGATTAAAACGATGTCTCCATCATAAATTTTCGGCTCCATGCTTCTTCCGGCAACACGTACACAGAAATCAGCTTTTCTCGTGTATTGGTTATACATGATTTTTATATGCTCTGCCTCTTCAGGTGCTTCAATAATGCTAAACCCTCTTCCCGCAGAAGCCTTAGAAAACATGAGAGGCAATTCAATTATATTATCCGCATCAATTTCCTGAGCTGGATCCGGCTGTACAAGTTGAAGCACCCGGCGATGCTCTATATCTAATATCCCGTCAACCGCCTCTTTTCCATATGAGTCAAGAGTACGGTATTTTTTGATGTGTTCTTTTTCATCTTTTGTAAAATTTTCGCTTGTTTTTAGACCTCTATCGAGGTCATCCAATGTGTATCCCATGGAATACACAAGTTTTCGCATAGTCTCAAGAGGTGGTGCTTTTGTTATTCCAGATGTAATTTTTGATAATGTTCCTTTCGGGACACCTGATTTTGCGCTTATCTCGTCAAGACTCATCTTAGAGTTTATTCTCATCTCATTAAAAATGTCAAGCCACATTGATTTCACCTCCGATTTTACTATATCATATGTGACAAAGAAAATCAAGAAATAAATTTCCACATCAGGAAATAAAATTTGAAAAAACACTTGACAAAATCCGAATGTGGGTATAATATTATATTATAATTTCCGGATGTGGAAATGGAGGTGTTTCTAATTGGTCTATTACCCAAATCTTGAAAGGGAGATCGCAGGACGTGGGATCAAAAAAAAAGCGATTGCTGAGAGCATCAACATCTGCAACAAATCTCTCAATAATAAACTTTCTGGTCGAGTACCGTTTACATGGCCGGAAGTGACCGAAATCAAGAGTAAATTTTTCCCGGACATGTCACCTGAATTTTTATTTGCTCCAGCGGTCGATATAACCGCTCAATGAACAAACACGGTAAAACACAGTCTAAATGAAAGACGGTGAAGGCCATGAACAAAGAACAAATGCATGACAAGCAATTTATCTGCGTTTATGGAAACAGCAAAACACGCCTGCAGGCCATTGCAGACGTGTTTACTCCGAATTTTTGTTACCAGAACGCAGTGCATCAGCAAGCCCTGGCAGCACATAAGCTTTCGTGTCTGCTAGTGATCGGCGTTTGCTAAATCTTATTTTCCGCCGGTCTGCTTGGCTTGCTGAACGCCTATGGCCCTGCGCTTCTATGGTGCGCCGTTCACTTTGGCAGTTCCGGTTCAGCCCTTTGCCCCTACGCATCGCGTCGTTTCTTTGATCTGGAACGTGTAGGCAAAAAGAGTGCTTCGCCGATGGCTCCGCATACAATCAACCCCTTTTTGCCCTAAGTAGGACATTTCTATTATAGGAAATATTTTACCTATTGTCAACAAAAAATTTCGATCATTGGGACTTTCAAAAATTTTCTGATACAATAGAATCCGCGTTGGATGCAGACATAAAACCCAGCGATTGCGGAGCTGAAGCGGTATATGGGGCAAATCGTGGACTAGCAATTCTCTGCGTAAGTAATCCCTTCATCCGTGAGTTGGAAGCTATTTCGTATATATTTTTTTATGAATCCCATTCTTCCTAATTCAGCTAGAATTTTTTCTCCATCAGCAGTACACCAGCTAGAGCCTGCCCACTTAGAAGGATTTGCGAAATCTTTTGCCTGTCTCTCTGACTCACCATTATTTATTCGCTTCTGGTATGCTGCATAAATTTCGAGAATCATCAATTTTGCGGCTTCTTCTGTACAAGCATTAATTATCATAATATTTCACCTCATGAATGTGTAATAAAGCCGGGGCACAGAGCACCCCGGCCGGGCTTACCGATTGGGAACGCGAATAGTCTTAGTGACTGTCTTTGTGTGAGTCCCATTCGACACGCGGGTCGTCGAAGTGATGTGATTTCCCGTGCGGCGAACTGTGGTATTTATTCTGATATTGACTTTTTTCATCGTACACCTCCTCTCAGGCGCGTCCGTTTCACCATTCTGGAGGTAGATGATAAAAGTCAATTACAAGAAATATTATACCCTTACATGTAAAATATTACAACAGTTATATTGTAAATAATCCGTAAATACGACAAAAAAAAGACCGACCGCTGCGGTAACAGCGACCGGCCAAGAAAGTAGGTGGTACCATGCGCAAGAACCTAAAAGCCGCTCGAAATGCTGCTGGAATGACCGCGCAACAGGTAGCCGATGTAATTGGCGTTACCTTGCGGCATTATCGAAAAATCGAGAGCGGCGATACTCTCGGCAGCGTGCTTTTGTGGGATGCGCTGGAAGATTTGTTCAGTCAGAACCAGAGGTTCCTTCGGGTGGATTTTCTGGCAGGGGGATTTTCGGAAACAGAGTGATTTGATTCCTCTCGGCTGCGCTATCTACTCGTACCTTCGCAAATATCGCGGAAGCGATTTCTCCGAATGCCGCATCGTCAAGTTCAGATACGGAATGGGATTGGCCATTTTCGGAATTGTACCCATTCAAGTACCGTTCGACAATTGGATTAAGTGCTTCCCTAATCCACGAATAACGTGCTAGCGTGCCATATAAACCCGTTTCCATCAAATAGTCCACAGGGACATCTAAGATTTTTGCAATTTCCTGTATCCCGTCAAATGTCGGCTTTGCGTCTCCGCTTTCGTATTTGCGATAGTTCCGGACCCCCGTGCCAAGTTTGTCAGCCATTTGCTGCGCTGTTAGGCCACGTTCTTTCCTTGTCTTGTTCAATTTTTCTGAAAACATAGAATTTTCCTCCTTTCCTATTGACGGTGCCATTATAATACACTATAATACAAATAAAGTATAGTGCCATTAAATGACATTGTAAAAAGGAGGGCTGTTTATGAGGGTGGAAATCAGTGGGACGCGCTGCATTGGCTGCACGAAGTACACGCAGTATTATCTTGAAAACGGACAGGCAGTTAACCACGGGTTCTGTTATCAGCGGCAATGCGTAACAAGGCCGGGAAGCCGGTGCAAGCATTGGGAAGAGCGAAGCAATGTTTCGGCTATTTACATCAGATGTGAAGTAGGGAATGAAAGAAAATAAAAACGGCTGACCACCGTTAGCGCCGATGGCCAGCCACGTACCCCCAGACAAAAACGCATAGGGGGGGTACAGGAACATTGTATCATGCTCCTGTACCAAAATCAAGACAGGAGTGATTTTTTTTAATGAAGAAACTTCCACCGAATGAACGGCAGGCGTTCAATGACCTGTTGGAGCGCGTCAGCAATCTGGAAGCGGATAAAGACGCGTTTTTGAAAGCTGCAAAGTTACAGCGTGTCGAACGCCAGCCTATGAGCGACAAGCGTTTTGAGGAGTTGCTTTGGCTGATTGGGGCGGCATTGTTTTTCTTAAGCGTGGCAACCGTTATGATTGTATTTCATGTATTTTAGGGGGAGGGGACGGAATGAAAAACGTGTGCATTACCTATAAAATGGTTTACGGGAACGAAACCGTTCAATCAACCATCACGCTGCCGATGATGCGGTATCTCGCAGAAGATACAGTTGACAGCATCGAAAATGATTTTCCGCTTCCCGCCAGGATTGAGAACGCGCTGAAAGCCCTTGCTGCGTTGCATGGGTTCACTTATCTGGGCGTGACCGCCGCAGAAATTGAAGAGACCCCAGGGTGGCGCGTCACATGGTGTGATCATGAGGGGAATCAGCAGGAAAAGGACTTCGAAAGCGCCAGCGATGCGTTCACAGAGGCAAACGGCCTGCGTGAACAACATGATTCCGTTGAGGTCCATCACATTTCATAGGACAGGCAGAAAGCTGCATAAATTGATGTGGAGGTGGCACAAATGATTGTAAAAACAATAGATGTTACGGTTGGCAAATCCACTGTAGAAGTTCGGTTTGCGGATGATGCTTACATAAATGCATCTCCGGAAGAAATCAAGTGGCGGATCGAGAATATGCAGCGGATAGCCGGGAAAATTCTGGCACGGCACCGGATGGAGCTGGCTGAATAAGGATCATGGCGAGCGGATATTTCATTTGTCCAGGGGTCATAACCGGGTTCGGAGCTGGGTTTTCGTAGGGAAGTCCGTCTCTGAATCGGCTTTGATTCCCAGCCAGGCGGAGTACCAGAAACTGGACAAGCTCGCTCCCTAATCCAGAATCTCAATAATTGAATGAAGAAACGCATCGCTCCCGCCAGAAAGCGCAGGCGGTGTTGCGAGACCGATCACTGCGCTGCATTCCACAATGCAAGATAACGGCCAGCCGCCGGAATCCATCTCACGGATGGTCAAGGGGCTTTGTGACCAGCTTCCGATCCCGATGAACGAAACCGCAACGCTCGTTAAAAACTTTTGAGGAGACACACTATGAAACTTACGTTAGAAATGGCACAAAAGATGATAGATGATTATGGCAATCTCGACCTGATCGGCAGCAGCATCACAACCCTTCCGGATAACCTGACTGTTGGCGGCAATCTCGACCTGATCGGCAGCAGCATCACAACCCTTCCGGATAACCTGACTGTTGGCGGCAGTCTCTACCTGAGCGGCAGCAGCATCACAACCCTTCCGGATAACCTGACTGTTGGCGGCAATCTCGACCTGAGCGGCAGCAGCATCACAACCCTTCCGGATAACCTGACTGTTGGCGGCAATCTCGACCTGAGTGGCACTAGAATCACAACCCTTCCGGATAACCTGACTGTTGGCGGCTGGCTCGACCTGAGCGGCACTAGAATCACAAAGAGAAACGTGAAACATCTAAAGAACGGTGATTATGTTCCTGGGCGATATTTATATGCAGATGGGATTTTAACGAATGTGCAAAAAAGCAAGACCATGAATGGGATTACCTATTTTAAGGGGAAAATCCCCGGCAGAAATGTTGTATATGATGGGAAAAACTATGTACATTGCGCTGATTTCCGAGAAGGGATTGCAGACTTAAATTTCAAATCTGCAAAAGATCGTGGTGCATCACAATATAAAACGCTCTCTCTTGATACAGAGTTCCCCATCAATGAGTTAATGACGATGTATCGTATTATCACAGGCGCCTGTAAGCAGGGAACGCAATCCTTTGTAGACAGTTTTGGAAAGGATAGGAAGGAACGTTATACGATTCGTGAGGTAATCGGATTGACAGAAGGACAATATGGAGCAAACCGATTCAAGGAATTTTTCTCTGATTAAATTCTGTCCTTGTATCTGCTGAAAGGAGGTGATTCAAACCATTGAACATTATTTTCTGGATACTGGTTCTTGTGGCACTCGTATGCGTCTGGTTCTGCCTGAGCGGTATTTTCAGAGCGATTGGCCGTTTCTTCTCGGCCATAGTGCA